TACAACACAACGACTGGTGCAATTACGGAAAGCGAAAGCGATACAACGGTTCCAGGCATCCTTGAGGATGTGAACCTGCGTGAGGTGAACGAGCTGGTGCAGGCTGGGGACAAGCGTCTAACGGTTGCCGCTGATGACCTTGCCACTGCGCCTGAGACGAAGGATCGCGTCGTTATTGGCAGCGTTGTGCATCAGATCATCCGTGTGGAGACAACGGAACAGGACAACAGCGCGATCATTCATGAGCTGATTCTGAGGGCTTAACGATGGCACGCGAAATCCCGCTCGATCAGATTGGCGATTACTACCGAGAAAGCATCCGCATCTTGGTGGCTGCCACAACGCTTGAAGCAGAGGTAAGGCTCAAAGGCAAAACGCCTGTTGACACCGGCAGGCTTAGGAACGCTTGGCAGTCTGACCCTAAAAAAGGCGAAGTAATCAACAACGTTGAATATGCAGAGCCTGTTGCTTACGGCACTAACCTCCCGCCATCTTGGAAGGGTGAATACAGGACGCGCCAGAACACAGTTCCTGGCTTCCCAGACCTGATTGCTAAGGAGCTTGAGTCATGGGCTCAGCGCGAGTACAACAAGATTGCAAACAGGTGATGTATGGCTGCTGCTGATCTCAACTCCATTAGGGCAACCATTGAGGGCAGGCTTGCTACTGAGCTTGCTGGAAGCCCTGTTATCCCTGTGGTGTTTCACAACATGGCGTACGAGCCAACGCCAAATAGCTCATGGGTGCAATGCCTCACGAGCTTTGGCGCTAGCGAATATCTAGGCCAAGGTTTGACGACCAACTCCCAAAACCGCGTTGTCGGTTTGGTTGTGATCAACATTTTTTCAGGCAAGGGCGTTGGCCCTGGAGCCAACTATGTGATTGGTAAACGCATTCGAGATTTGTATAATCGAGTTATCGTGTCGGGGGTTTACTTCGACGCTCCTATCGGTCCAGAGGCACTGGCTTCGCCAGCTCCCGAGGGCTATTTCCAAACCCAGGTCCGTGTGACCTTTGAATCCATCGAGGAACTCTGACCATGGCCACCCTTCGCGGCGAACAAGGATCCGTTGAATTTGAGACGGGCTCAGGCAGTCTTGCCACTGTTGTCGGTACTCGTAGCTGGAGTCTGACTATCGACAAAGACACTTACGACACCACTGTTCATGGCAACACGTTTCGCCAGTTTGTTGGTGGCCTGATTAGTGGTTCTGGAACTGTTGAGCTTGTCTACGACCCTGACGCAACTGGCCAGGCTGGGTTCCTTGAAGACGTAGTGAAAGTCAACGATGCGGCTGATGCTTCGTTTGAGCTTTTTACAACTGGAAGCTCAACCGGTACTGATTCAGTCGCTTTTGGCGGAATTATCACCAGCATGGAAATTACCTCAACTGTCGGTGAATTGGTAGTTGTCAGCTGCAACTTCATCACCAGCAGCACGATTACTTCCAACCTTGAGTGATAAGGCTATAGTTTGAATGTTTCGTTCAAGCTATTGAATGTCTGCTAAAAATCGCACTGTGGATTTGCTGGTTGGGGCTTTTGACCTCAACCAGCGCCGCAAGTTCGAGTTGAAGAATGCGGCTGGCGAAGTAATTGTCAACCTCTACTTCAAGCCGATCACCAGAGCTGATCGCAAAAAGGCACAAAGCTTGTCTGGCTCGGAAGAGGCGCTGGACGTCAGCACCCAAATGCTTTGCCAGATGGCGGAGCTTGAAGACGGCACGAAAGCTTTTGCGTCGGCCGATGCTCCCAAGCTTCAGCGCCAGCTGCCTGAAACGGTTCTAAATGACCTAGAGCTGTTCTTGTTTGGCGTTGGTGAGGACGCCAGCATGGAGGAAGCAAAAAACGACTGACGCAGGACAGTTGGCTCTACTTTGAGTTTTTCCTGGCCTGCGAACTAGGAATGACGGTCAGCAAGCTTCGCAACGAACTAACGGATGCGGAGCTAATTCATTTTGCTGCGTATTATCAAGTAAAAGGTGAGCGAGAGGAAAAAGAGAAAGATCGCGCAAGGCTGAGACGGCGGTAACATTGAGTTATCGCCAGGTGGCTTGTGGCTGAATCCGTCCTCAGGTTTAAGGTTGAAACCTTAGACGCCAACGCCAAAATTGCGCACCTGACTAAGAAGGTGCGTGGGCTTGAGGTTGCGGTAAAGAATGCTGGTGGTTCAACCCGAGCGGCAGGCACAGGGTTTAAGGCTTTCGCGGGTGGAGCGCAAGCTGCCTCTGTTGGTGCGCGTGGATTAGGTGCGGCGCTTGGCGCTGCGCTTGGTCCGATTACGGCAGTTGTCGCCGCTGCCGCAAGCTTGGGGCAAGTGTTTGGCGTTTTGCGCCAACAAGACTTTGCCGAGGCGAAAGTTAAATCTCTTGGTGTCAATAGCCAAGAACTCAAGGCACGCTTGTCTGACGTCAGTCGAGAGTTGTCAGGTCAAGCCAGCGTTGTTGATCTAACGAGTGCTGCTTATGACGTTGCATCGGCAGGTTTTACTAATGCAGCTGATGCGGCCAACATCTTGAAAGCTGCAAGCCAAGGTGCAACAGGTGGCTTCAGCGACATCAACACCGTCGGCGATGCCACAACGTCCGTCTTAAACGCTTATGGCCTTGAGGCAAGCAAAGCGTCAAAGCTTGTTGACGGGTTTATCCAAACGCAAAATGACGGCAAAATTGTCATTGGTGAGTATGCGGCAAACATTGCCAAGGTTGCGCCGGTTGCGGCTGCTTTAGGCGTACCGTTAGAAGAGGTAAACGCAGCAGTTGCTCAGATCACTGCAGGTGGTCAAGGTGCTGAGGTCACGTTCACGGCCCTCAAGACGGCGTTTGCGCAAGTTGCCGCTGGGAAGGTAGGCAAGGAGTTCAAAGCTTTTGGCGTAGAAATCAACGCCTCGACACTGAAGACTGATGGTTTAGCCGGGACGCTTGAAAAAATTAAAAAGTCAGGCGCAGACGCTGGCACAGTCATCAAAGCTTTTGGCACAGAGGCGGGCCCATCAATTCTTGCGCTTCTTAACGACACAGAGAAATTCAATAAGCTGCTAGAGAACCAAAAGAACGCACAAGGCGCAGCGGCTAAGGCGGCTTTTACTGCGTCTGACACGATTGATGGGCAGCTGAAGAGGCTGACAACAGCCTTTCAAAATTTATTCAGTAACCAGTCTGAGCTTGGCATTCTCCTAAAGGAGACTTTTAAGGTTGCTGCTGTCACAGTCGAAGTTCTGGCGGTAGCAATCAGCAATGTGCTGTCGCCTATCCGGGCAATCTTTGCTGCTGTCAATGAGGTAGGAACCGCTATTGCTGAAGCGCTTGGCATCGAGGGATTGAATGCGGCTTTTGAGTTAGAACAAGGATTTCAATTTGTCCTTGGCGGAGTCAAAAAGCTAGGTGATTTTGTCATTGGCATTGGAGTGCGTATTGGTCAGGTTGTTGGCGGCCTTGCCAAATTGATCGTGACCTCCGGCAAAGGCGCTCTCGATTCGGTTACAGGCTTCTTTAGAACTGCCTTAGAGCGTATTGTCGGATTTATCAAAGGTGCTTACAACTTAATACCTGAGCCAATCCGACGTTTCTTGGAAGGTGGTGTTGCTGCTGTCACTTCTTTTGTTGGCGAGACTGTCGCCCTTGGTCAAGGCGTGGCGCAGGGCGCTGCGGGCGCACAGCAGCAACAACAACAGCAGCAAGTTGCGCAAAATGCAGTTGTTCCCACGGGAGGCAAGCTCGATAAAAAGACAAAAGAGCAGGTTGACATGTCAGACAAGCTGCTCGAACTAAATCGGCGGCTTCGCGAAGAAAAAGAACTTGGCAACGAAAGGGAGATTGCAACCCTTGAGCTGATGGTCGAGAAGCAAAAAATTGCAGAGGGCAACTTAGAAGGCAACAAGAAAGCAAACGCATTAGAAGAGGCAACATTTAATTTTAGGAAGAAAATTTTTGCTATTGACCAAAAAGCCGCTGATCTTGCAGACCAAGAGCGCAAGAAACGCGAAGCCGACGAGAAAGCAAAGCGCGAAGCTGATCCAGGCTTTCAGATGAAGCAACAGTTCGAAGAGTTGATCAAGCTCGAAAATCAAGTTGCTGCTGGTGCAACTGCAATCGGCAATGCGTTTGCCAACTCCTTCAAGGGCGTGATTACTGGCAGCAAGACAGCACAGGAAGCATTAGCGGACATGATGGCGTCTGTTGCTGAGCACTTCCTTGATATGGCTGCACAGATCATTGCCCAGCAGATCGCAATGATCTTATACGGCACGATCATGAATGCGCTAGGTGTCACCATGGGTGGTGGTGAAACTACAGTAACTTCAAGTGCTACAAGTTATTCAAATCCAGGATTTACGGCTGCTGGCCCTATTGTTCCTAAAGCTGCAGGCGGGTACATAAACAGTCCTACCACAGCTCTTGTTGGCGAAGGTGGTGAGCCTGAATACGTTATTCCCGAAAGCAAGATGCGTGAAAGCATGGCGCGTTACTCGCGTGGTGCTCGCGGTGGTTCTGTTATTCCTGAAAGCGGCGCAGGTGGCACTAGCGAAGACGGTGGCGGTGCTGCAGTTGCCGCACCAATCGACGTTCGTTACACCGTCGAACGTATCAATAGCGTTGATTATGTGACGGCTGATCAGTTCCAAACTGGCATGAGGCAAGCTGCTAGTCAGGGTGCTAAACAAGGCGAACAGCAGACACTGAAGCGACTGCAAATGAGCAGCAGCACTCGTAAG